TTGGAATCCGAACCAGATTTTCAAAAGTTACAATCATATATTCTTGAACTAATAGCCTTAGTTGAATCGGATCATTATAAACTAATGTCCAAACTAAAAGATTTGGGTGATAAAGAAGCAAATATTCTTAAAAACAGAGTTATTAAACTTGGAAAATTTAAGAAATCAGATGTTTTGGATGATTTCGAAATTATTAATGGGAATGTATCACAATCTGAACTAGATAGTTTTATGGAAGAAAATGATATAGATGATCCAGATAAAGCGGCTCTTTCTTATTCACAAAAAATTATGTCAAAATATTCAAAGTATTTACCAGGTGATGACCAAGGTCTTAAATTAAATCCAAGAAATTTCTTAAAAAAATCAAATCCAACAATCCCTATAAGAAATGCACCCAGTATTAAAAATCCAAAATTTGTAGGTCAACAAGAAAAAGATTACTCATTTGATGATTATTCTATTGAATTGGAAAAGAAGATATTTTTACAAAACCAAAATAAAAATCAAAACAAATTAGATTTGCGAAAATTAGATATTATTTTGTCAAAATTTCCAAAAAACACTTTACTAAATTGTATAAATCAAATGGGGTATAAAACACCAAATTCTTACATGAATAGTTTGTTTATAAACAAGTTCAAAATAAAAGAACAAGAGTTAGCTAATAAGATAACTGGGGAATTAAGAAAATACGAAACAGATTTCAAACCAGTAGAGATGTTTGAATATTTTACTCTTTCTGGTAAAGGATTAACACAGATGATAAGATTATTGGATTCAAATACTGATCCCAGAATTAAGAGTGAATTGGATAGTTGGAGATCAGAAATTAGAGGTGGTAGATCTGGACCATCGTTTCAAAGAATTTCTCTAAATTCAGATATTCCTAAATATTCCAATTACAATATTGGAGGAAATGAATACAAAGCAAATTTATCATTTAAATGCAATGTTGGAGAAAAAGAATATAAAATAATTGCAATATCACCACCTAACAAAAATACATTTGTATGGAAGATTAATAACGAATATATATTAGAATTCAAAGAATATTTAGAAAAGTTAAGAGACCAGTTGAGATCTAATTTAAAATTAGTAAAAACACCAATTTCCAAAACTGTCATAATTAATAAAATAAAAAGTATAAATAAATATTTAGGAAACAAGGATCAAAAATCAGAATCTGTATTACCAAGAATTGTTAATCCAAAAATTAAGGATACGCAAATAAGAATTATTGAAAAACAAAAACTTATTGGGAAAATACTTCTATTATCAGTTAACATACCCCAAAAAATTGTTGTAAAACAAGTATCTGAACTTGAAAGGGTTGCTGCTAGTTGTGTTTCGAGTGTTTCGAGACAAACTAATATGTATCAATTTAAACTTGAAGAAATATATTACACGATTATGTTGTATCCGGATATTATATCTTTAATGGTAGAAGGAAAAATCTTACCAACTGATGTTATTAATATAAAAAGTGGTTTTACAGGAATAAAACAAACAAAGACATTCGAACAATTAGTTAATTGGAGACCAAGTACACAAGAATTGAATAAACAAGAAATTCTCAAATCAAAAGTTGAAATAGAAAGTGCCAAAGATATCCCAATTGAAACATTAATACAATATGATGATGTAAAAGATCTGAATATACCAATAATTTCCAAAAAAGCTATAGTTCAAGAATCATATGAATATATAAAATGGATAGTAGTTTTGAAAAGAGCTAAAGATTCTTTAGACAATGGAGTTGAAAAAGAAAGAGTAACAAAATTTTTAAACAGAGAATATCTAAAATTACCAAGTAACCTAAGTGTTAAAATACCATTAAGTATAAGAATTAATACCGTTAAAAAATTTACTAAAAAAGTAGAATATTGTAAAAATGTCAAAGATCGCAAAGCGATTGCAAACATAGAAAATAATACTTTAGCAGTAAGAATAGAGATGGTTGTATACCAATTATCATTAAATGTTCAAGAATACAAAAAAACTGTACAGTCTATACTTACAGAGTCAATAAACAAAAAAACATTTTGTGATCTTTTAACACCTAATAACACTGCATTAGTTAATACGATAGCTCAAAGATATATTATTATGCCCAGGATATTTAAAGGTAATAGTGATCAAGAAGTATTGGCAAATGCTAGTATTCCAGTATTAAGAGCTATTGGTAGTTTGCAAAACAATATGTTGGATGTAATTGATACATTTGGAGAAGTTAAATCAGAAATTAAACAAATGGGGAGACAAATAGCGTTAAGAAATATTGTAGTTAAACAGATGATAAGAAGAAAACAAGAGAGAGATGCTCAAGAAGCATTTGCTGTATTCAACGGTAAAGTAAACGCTAGTGATATTGAAAAAATAAATAATCAAGAAAATAACAAACTTGCTAAACAGAGTTTCAAATTATTAACACACCATAATATTGTAAAATGGAGAAATAATATTTACGTTCCTCCTGTTTTATCAAACCTTATTCCTCGTAGTAGTTACTCTGTTATTCCTTTGCCAAATCAAATGGGATTTTGGATTGGTGGTGTGTTTCCAGATAATGTTGTTCCGTATAGGTATGTTCTAAACGGGGATTTGCGTACACATTTGGAAGAATTAAGTGGTAATATTGGACAACCACAAGTAATAGAGTACTCAAACAATGATCCAACACAACCACCAACACCACAAGAGCTAAGAATATTAGATAACGTACAACGTCGATTAAATTTTAGATTCGAGATAAGAAATAAAGATTATTCAATAAACGAATTGGAAACAATATGTCAAGCTTCTGGTTTTGGTCCAAATGAATTGTCGAGTTTTATAGTAAGAGATGAAACCCTAGTTCCTTGGAATGTACTTCCCAATGGAGATCATATAATATTAAATGTTAGTGATTACATAATCAAATTAAGTGTTAATGGACACGTATACAGATCAAAAGATAGTATAGGGGTAGATGAACTAAGACGCGTTAATCAAAGATACAGACTTAATTTAACTAAGGAAGAAACAAACGGAATAACTGATTTAGAAGGTATCATAAAGGATTATAACCGATACCTAATGCTACACGACGAAAACCTAGATCCATCGTTAATGTACAAGAGATGTATCAAAGATAAGTTAGAACCAATCCCAATATTACAAGTAGCTAAAGTTTATAAAGGAAAAAGGGAATTAATGCTCCTTAATCTAAAAGAATTCAAAAAATATAAACTAAAAGATGCTTTTAAAAAAGGATACCGCAAACCATCTGATCAGGAAATCACCAAAGAATACTTTGAAATGAAAAAATCAAGCCTTATTATTAAGGGTCCAAACTCTCCCTACTTCATATTAGACAACAAAGCATACAAAGTTAAGAAAGATAATTCTAATTTATTCCCAGTACCAGTAGAATATTCAGGACACTATCCAGTGTATTCAAACAACCAGTTAAATGACCTCGGTAATTTACTACTTTCTGGAACCCTAAGTCCTTGGTTAATGGATAACATCAAGCCTGTGTATGGGAATACACCAACAATTATAAAAGAAGGTAGTTATGTAAATATAAACGGGGCATCAATTCGAGGTATAAGTTTTAAAAACCAGCTTGGGTTTGTAAGAAAAATAGAAATAGATGAAGACAATGATGCTATATATTCAGTTGAATATACAGATAGCAATGAAAAATCAAAAAAAATAGATGAATTTGTGGTTCAGAAATTAACACCAGTAATCGTTAATGATATTACCGGATTTACAGGAAATCCCCCTTGGTTTACAAAAAATTTAAATATAAAGTTGGCGATGGATTATTTAAAAAGTAAAGAGTTTACATCTCTGGGTGATTCGGATAAAAAATCACAATTAACTTTGATAATAAAGGAATTTGGGATTTTTGGGGAAGATTTGAGTAGTAATAGTATTGTTAAAGAGTTGGAAAAACAACGATTATTTTTAATCAAGGTTATGAAAGCTCAATCAAGTTTTAACAAACAGAGAATAATTAAAATGTATGACCATCTTGGATTTATAAACCCTTTGACATTAAAACAAAAAATATTAGAAAGGCATAAACTATTATTGAATTCTTGGGATTATTTAAACAGTAATAATTATAGGATTCTAAAAAATAAACAAAGATTAGATAAACTAAATGAGGTTATTATGAATGTTGGTATTAAATTAAAAAATGGAACTGAAAAAGAAGTTGTTGCGTTGTTGAGTAACAGTAAAAAAAGTATTGAAGAAACTTTAGTATTCTTAGATACCAAGTATTGGGTAGATACTCCCTTTTCTGAAAAGGTTGTAATGTACAATAATATAGCTAAAAAAATGGATATCCTTTCAGAGGTAATTAACCCCCAAGCCTTTAACAACAAGATCAAAATAAGATTAAACGATGTCCAAAATGCTATAAAATATCTAAAAAGTGATTTGTTTAATAGGACAGGAAAGGATCAAAACGAAATTATGATTAGTATTGTTAATGATTTCAATATCATTGTTAGTGTACCTAAATCTGAAGTGGTTTATAAACGATTGGATTCTTTGGATTCTAACATTGGTTTGATCAGTAGTTTTTATATAGAACAAGAATTTGTTAATAAAATGGGCAAAACTATTATTGTTAAAAACGGTGTTTCTAAAGATAAAATTATTTGGAGAAAAGAAGATTGGGATCCCTGTAATTATTTCACAAATCCAGAAATTAACAAAAGAATTGTAGAAACAATTAATTATCTAAGATCAGAAAAATTCATAAATTTTACAGATAAAGAAGCTGTGTACAAAGAGATAAAGAAAGAATGGGGGATTAAGGGAAAAGGAAAGAAATCTATTATAAAAGAGTTAGAATCTAGAATATCGGGCGGAATCAAGGGCAGTTGTTCAAACAATGGGTTTGATTGTATATGGGATACTAGATCGAATATTTGTAGTTCTCGTATTCAAACAGTTAATCCTATAGAAACACCAGAACAGAGAGTTATGAGATTATTAAAGGATAGGAATATTGAACAACTTCCTAAATTACGCAATGTTAAGAAAGAATTCAAGGTATACAAGAAAGATGACATTGACGTTTGGTCGTGGCAACCATATCCTAAACCAAGAAACGGATCTAAAGAATATACTAAATGGTTAGCAGATCCAGAAGTAAGACTGTGGAATGCTAAAATAAAGAGTGCATTAAGGGAGTTAGAGTCTATTCTATTTCAAAGATTACGTGTTAATAGTAAATCATTTGGAAAAAGAAAACAGGAAATAACAATAGAACTTGAAGAGTTTCGTAAACGTATGAAATCTCAAAAAGTAACACGTCCAGAAATAGGAGGCCAGGGTTCTGGTATAAAAAAGGTTAAAAAGAGTAAACATGTATTCGTTCCTGACCACTTTTTGATTATGAAAAATATGGTAGAAGATTATTTACAAACATTTCTGAATAATGGGATTGTCAGACTTACAAATGATGCTAAAAAGATGCTAAGTGATATTAAGAATGACAGATCTTTGGTCGGAAGAATATATCTTAGATTTGATATTGTCAAAAGAGATTATGGACAAAAGGTGATTAAGTCGGGTAACAAAGAAGAAAAGTATAACGATATAGTGTATACTCAAGTACAAACACAAGAAGTAGAACTACTAGACATATTAAAAAACATGAGTTATACAAGATTGTTGGAACTTGATGGTATCAGTGGGGATTTGAAAACACATGGTTATGGAATATTAATGGATTACTTGATTGGAGAATCTGGAGTTGGAAACAATAATTTAAGAAAACCCAACAAACCAGTAATCATAGACACCAGAGATATTTTAGATTATATGGGTGATTCTTACATGCAATTTGGAACTTATATTCATGGGGTTGGATATGAAGAAAAGGATGATAATATAGAATATTCATTTATAAAACCACCTTGTGGTTATACAACAACATTAGACAAACAAAACAGTTATTTAACATTTAATGAATCAGAATTTCAAGGTGTTTATATTATAGGAAGCGACATTCACAAAAAACACGCAATCACAAGTGATGTTGCCAGAAGATTTGCTTTAATTTTAGGATTAGATATTAGATACATTCCACCTTGTTTTAGTTCAAAACCAAGTGAAAAGGAAGGTAGGAATAAATTGAATGCAATTACGGGCGAAGATATTAGGTCGTATTTCGTTCGTAGTGGCAAAGGGTTTTATTTGGAAGAAATGAGTCCAGAAGACTTAAAAAGTTCAGGAAGTGAAAATTTATTGTATAAACAACAAAAACAACAAGAAGAATCTAAAAAATTATACACTAAAGCATTAGCTGCTATATTTAAAAATAAAATTGAAGGGAAAGATTTAATGGCCAAAACCAAGACTGCGTCGCGAATTTTTAAAATTGATTACGTGATCTTGTCAGAAATTGTAGATATTATGGAAGATGAAAATAATATGGGTAAGAAAGCTATACTTGAATCATTGAGGATACCTGCTCGTAGATCTGAATCAAAAGCTAGAATTAAAGATAAAATATCAGATTTAGCAAAACAATTTAAAAAGGATTATTCTTTTGATTTATCAGATTATTTGAAAGATCCTAGACTAACCAAGGTGGATAGAGTTATTAAACTTAAATTTCAATAATGCTAAAGGCATTGTTTAGTTATCCATTTCATAATAACCAATACAAATTTATGCTCCTGTGCGTCCGTGAGGATAGCCCACTCTTTAGTTTTATAACATTCAGACATACATTTTCTACAACACAAACCAGTAGCTAATTTAGCTGGGTAAATTGGATGATTATCACAATACTCCAATTTTTCCAAAGGTCTTGGATGTTTAATACACCTGTTTACATATTCGACGACATCATCTCTGATTTTTATCAATCCAATTTTTGTGATATATTCTGTCTCTTCCTTCGTTAACAGGAATTCCTTCCTTTTGTTTGTGTGTTTTGCTCTTGTTTTGTGAATAGAGAGTTCCAACAAGCTCCGGGGGTCGTCGGTGCACCACAAGAGTAGTGCTTTTTGGTATGTCTGCAAGCTTAAATTTTTTAGTTGAACTTCCATATTTGCAATCTTCTTTATTATAATAACAAAATGAATCACTAAATCCTTTTGATATGTCTTTTGTATTATTTACTTTAGCATTATTGAAATCCTTACCGGATTCAATTAATAGATCTTCGAAATTATCACCAAATAAATCTTCGAAATTCGTTACTTCAACAAATGTTTCGAATGTGTATTTTTCATTTTCTATTTCATCCTCTGCGTCTGATTCTTCTCTTAATTTAGACAACAAATCTTTTACTGATTTTATTTGTGTGGTATCAGTGAAACTACTATCCTCTAATAATCTAAGATCCTTTAATCTCTGGTGTTTAATAAAATATGAGTAATTTCTTCTATTTCTAATTATATCAGAAATAACACCTAATTCATATTTTGTTAACTTGTTACCAATTCTCATTATGGAATGCCTATATTTATATAATATAAATATTTTTAAATTGATTTACAAAGAAAAATGAAATTAAAAATCTTTGTTGTTAGTAAGAATGAGACAATTTATTGAAAATGGAGACGATAATGATAATTTAAAATGGGATTTTGATGAATCGACAGGTTACAATACAATTTATATAGATGGGTATCCATATAAAGTATTGAAACAACGAAAAACGAAACACCAAGAAAACGTAGCTAACAAGTTACACAAACTTAGAATATTAACTGATAAAATTGCTAACAATATTGGTAAATACGGGAAAGGTCCAGGAGTAGACATATTCAAATATATTCATAAAGATAATGATGGGACGACCAATTACTTGTTGAGTGAAATAAAACCAAGTACTGGGTTTGCTGGATTAAATAAACCAAAAAGTAGAGTATTAACCAATGAAGTTTTTGTAGGGGCTGATGAAAACATAAGAGCTAGGTGGAGAGATATCTTTTTAACAATAGATCCAAGAAATACTGATATATCCGAAGAAGAGTTGGAACTTTTTGTTCACGAATTAGCACACACAGGCGCCAATCATGTACAGTTTAGACCCGATGACCACCGATTAGATTTTACTAGTTTTGAAAATTTGATATGGTATACATTGAATAATACAATTTGAATTGTTCATTGTCTAATAAAAAAAATATATTTAATATGTAAAGAATGGAACCTGAGCTTGTGGCACAATATGGTAATATTGTTATAGATGCAACAACTAATGCACAACTTAGAGGAATGGGCAACTACAACCCTCCACCCAATTATGAACAAAGTGTTGATCGTGGTAACGCATACGTAAATGCACTAAACATGTATGAACGTACCGATCCCAAAACGTCACCACCACAAAATATGCCAATTTATGAAGATCAACTAAAACAATGGCATGACAAGAGTGACGGTAATTACAAAGTTGGGTCTACCGGTATGCACCCAGAAACATTTAATTCTTGGAATCGTACACAGTTTGGAGAATCTGAATATCAACATTGGGCGCGGAACTCGGTTCAACAGGATCCCAATTCATTGTTGGAATTTTTCTTCGACAAGGATAACGTTGAATATATTCAAAACAGAATTGTTATGGAAGTTAAGAGGATTAAGAAGATTGATATTTCAAAACAAAGTGTTGATGAACTCCTCATAATTATGAGGAATCACTACCAAAAAGCACTGAGTGGTTGGTTACCTCACGAAAACCCAAATGGCGGTAAACCAAACCTAAACGAAGTTTACCCCAGAGGCGAAACGCCGTGTAGTTTGGAAGGTCAGATTTCAAGATTGAACAAATCAGTTTTGGAAGAAGCAGTCAAACAGGTTATTTCAGCAAGTGATATGTATTTGCAATATTATAAGGACGCTAGTTCACTCCCGTTGCCCCTAACAAGACCTACTTATACGACCATGAAGGGAAGTAGAGTGTTGTCGGAAAATGTTGGATTTAACAACGGACATATTATGACTAACAGTATTCAATCATACAATGAACGCTATAATATTTTATAATTTAATATTTTTTAAAACAATTAGACCCCCCATCACCTAATTTTGAAGCAGACGGGTTTTTATAACCTTTGAACAGTGTTTTAAACTTATTTGTAGGAAGAGTCTGTAATACAGCACCCAGATTTCCAACTTTCTTTCCCGTAACTGTTTGTATAAACCCTCCGTGACTTACTATCACAATAACTGAATCCTTAGTTATTTTAACCCCTTGGGATTCTAAAGATTTTATTAAACTTGGCAAACCATATTCAAAAAATAGTTTTCTATCTGGTTTATTATGTTTGGGTTCTCCAGAAGTTCGGTAAGGATTGTTTCTTTGGAATACTTGAAACTCGTAACCAAGATCCTTTTCAACCTTTTTCCTGTTTCGGGGTAAATTATATTCTCGATGATACCATCCCATATTTATTTCTGAAATATACGAAATTGGAACTATTCCGTAATTAGATGGTGCTATTTGATCAGCAGTTTCTATAGCTCTTGTAAGTGTACTAGTAAATACGTACTTGGTCGGTTTCAACCCCATTGTTTTAAGTTTTGGTTTTAATATCTTGTTCCAATAACCCTTTGTCTGCGTACTTGCATAATCAGTCAATCTTGCATCCCTAAATTGTTTAGTAGGTATCTCCTCCTCGCCAATCTTTTCTAAGTTCATATACAAATTTCCACAAGAATATGCATGTCTAATCCATAATATATTCATTCTTACCAATACAAAATAAAATAATAATTTTACAGGAATAAAACCAGTTTAAAAAGAATTAACACGTATTTATTAAACAATAAAATGAATACACTTTACATTAAACTCGTAGACAATGACAACAAAGGTGCTTATGGTAAAGGAATTACCAATTACGGTAATGATTGTGGGTTTGACCTTTATTGTCCAGAGAATTTGGTAGTTCCAGCCAAGGCGGTAAGTTTTAAAGTAGATCTCAAGATTCAAACAATGTTTTGTGATTCGGAAGACAATAATATAGGTTACATGCTACTACCCCGTAGTAGTATGGGTGCCAAGACACCTTTGCGTCTTTGTAATTCTGTTGGGATTATCGATCCAGGATATCGCG